CCACCATTTGCCCCACCGTTAGACATTCTTCCAGAACCCCCACCAGTTCCTCCGCCAACACCAAAACCAGAGCCACCACCCATTACAGCTCCAAAACCACCTGCCGCCATAACTCCAGCAGCTACACCAAAGCTAGCAGCCGCGCTGCCACCAATGATTGCCATCTCAGCAAGAGCAGGCGCAGGGTTAAGCGCATCCATTCCCATAAATGCGGTACCAATACCTGCCGCAGCTTTACCAGCAAAGTTAACCATGGTACTCATACCACCCGCTATACCCTTTACGGAGCCAGCACCAAACAATGTTTGAGTCATTGCTGACCCAGCACCTGCCATTGTTGAGGCAAGGCCTCCAACAACACCGTTTAACATTTGTAGAGCTTTGGTTGCAGTATTAATACCCTTGATGTAATTGTCTTGAGCAGCGTTCATAACACCTGTGTCAGAAGCGTTCATAGTCATCTGGCTTAGAAGAGGATTAGCTCCTTCTTTACCAATCTGACCTCCAGAAACATCGTGTCCAGGTTGAGCTCTATCAACCATGTACTGTTTAAACATTTTGTTGGTAGTTTCATCTTTAAAGAATGCGTCTGCAGTAACACCTAAGGCACCGCGACGAATAGAGGCCTGTGTCTGTGCCAAGCTAGCTTGACCTCGCCCAGCAGTAAGCCTTTGAGCAACTTCTTCAAAGATTTGTTCTTGGGTCTTTTCTTTACCAGTCTTAATATCTGCAGTATAAATACCAAAGTTCTGCAGCGTGCTTGCAGCACCACTTGCGGAGGTCATTCCTTCAACAGACTTTGCAGCATCCTCATTAGCAATGTTTTGATAACGACCAGCGTTAGCTATTGAACTTAAAGTTTGTTGATAAGTACTACCTGCCCCACCATTAGGGGCCATGCCACGACTAGTTAAGTACTGAGCTACTTTTGCATCAGACCCTACAGACGTCATGCCTCCCATTTTACTGAGAGTACTAAAAGTATTATTTTGTACGTCACCACGACTACGGCCACTCATAATACCAGCATTATAGTAACCAGTTACTCTGTCCATAGTTGCTTGAACGCTAGGCATCATTGTCTGAGCAGCATTAGACAAACCAGAGATTAAACTTAAAGAGTCTCCCAAACCATACATGCTTGAGGTAATATTGGCTTGAGAATCAGGAGACATAGTGCTAAAACGACTTTGGCTAATGCCGTGAAGCCCCATCTGAAGGCTCTTAGCCCTATCCATTGCAGCTTGATTTTTACGCTTCTGTTCCTGCATAGCAAGAAGCTGGCCAGCTCCACCGTTGCTATCAAAAGAGTCAGGTTGTTTAACGCCTGACATCCACCCCATCATCTTGCCTGTTTTACCCAAAGCTTGTTTACCATTAGCCATGGTTGGGCTGCCCATATCAGCAAAACGCTTATTTGTATTCCCGTACTCGTCTGTACCAGAATTCCAACCAAACTTAGGGTTAGTTTTGTTTAGACGTGGAGAGTCTACTGGAGCAGAACCAAATGAGTTGGCCATGACATTCTTGCCACCACCAACGTTCATGTGGCCGCCCTTAGAGCCGCCTCCACCCGCTCCACTGGCCCCACCAGCTATAGCATTTCCAGCAGCTCCTGCGTTTCTAGAAATGTTACCCATGGTTTTGTCAAGCTTTTCAGCAAAGTTGACGGCCTGCTGTAGCTTGGAGACTAGCTTATCAAAGCCTTCACCCATCTCAGACATAATTAATTCCTAACAACTTTTCCAAACGCTCTGGATAACTCCAGCCAATTTGTACGTTCTCTAGGAGACATCTCCTTAATATCATTTAAGGACCAACCTCCATAACTAGCGGCAAGTGCTGCCCAGTCGAGCAGCAGTACTTGGTACCGTGTTACCTTAGAAACGAAACAACGCTCCTATAGTAAACGGAACCACAACCTTTCCTTCACAGTCATCACATTGCAATTCAATGTTTTCAAACTGTGGGCCAGGGATACGACTGTAAATCTCATCTGCAAGTTTTTGTCTGTCTACCAAACCTAGGTTTTGTATTTGAGCACGACCTAGCATAGGTGCCCCGTCAATCTCCAAGACACAGTGTCCAAGAAGAATAGTGACAAGTTCAGCAGGAGTTTTTTCAGTTGCATTGGTTAGCTCTTTTTGAGCCAGACCATTAGGCAGTGTAACCAAAAACTCTTTCTTCTTACCATGTACCGTAAAGGTACGGTCGTTAACAGGGTCAACCAAAAACTTAGTTTTAACGTCACGGTCAACGTCTACTCCTACAACTTTAATTTGGCTGCATTCATTACAGATTCCAGGAAGCTCTACTTCATTACCAAAGGTAGCTTTAAAGATTCCTAGAAGAAGAGCGTCACGGTCACCAGAAAGCAAGCTTTCTAGCATTTTTTCGTCAGCAGGCAAGTCACCAACAGTAACAGTAGCTCGGTTAATTACCGTAGCTAATGCCTTAGCAACATTGCCTGCTTTACCGATGTACTCCTCATCCTTACCAGTAAGCTCACGAACCTCTGCGGTACTGAGCACCTCCCCGCTAGGCATAAGAAGCCCAGCAGGGAGGCGCACTGCAGTATCCGAAGGAGCTGTAATTTTTACAGGTTCAGTTGGTTTGTTTTCCGATGCAGAAAGTACCTGATTAATCAGGTCGTTGTTCAGCTGCGTACCGCTAGCTGTTTGTACATTTTCCATAAGATATTGTTTTCCTTTTTAGTAGTTTTAGAACTGAGCCGCAGAACCAGCTTTAGTGAGGTCTTGGCCCCACTTCATGTCAAAGCCCTCGTGGACCAGCGATAGCTGCTCTACGAAAAGGGCGTTGTCACCAGCATTTAGGTCAGAGTATGCAACGCTGGTAGGCCATGCGTTGTAAACCTGGAATCGTGCTGACACGTGGTCCTTGTAATTTGCTGTGGTCAACTCGACGTTACCGCCACCTGAACCAGCAATTGGGTGAGTTAGAACTTCAATCTCAATGTCACAGCGAAAGTTTTCACCAGTAGTTGAGGTAGTTCCAGCCTGCACAGTAGCAAACAACTTACGCATCCAGTCCCAGTGCTGTGAAGTACCAAGTACTACACCACGCTGAAGAGTGATAGGTGAGAAGGTTGTTTGACCAGGAATCTGGTGAACAGTAGTGTTGTAGCCACCTTCACGGTAAGGGATGCTGTCGGTGTTAACCGAAAGACCCGATACCGAGGTAAAGCCTACTGTCACCTTGGACTGCTTAGGAAGCCATGAGCCTCCACCTGCAGCACCACCAGTTAGTGGCTTAAAGGTAACCAGAAACCTAAAGTTTCTGATTGGGTCCGTTTCCAGTGTGGAACGGTTGTTGATAATAGTTGGACCAGCCATTTATTATTTCTCCTTCGGTTATTAAGCAGTCTTTTGACTGAGGTTAAGGACAACAAACTCTGCAGGGTATTCAAGAGCCACGCCAACTTCAACGTGAACCTCTCCAGCAGCAATTGAGATGTCTGAGTTATTTTCTGCATCACACTTGACGTAGAATGAGTTGTCTGGGGTACTTCCACGAAGACCACCCTGGTTGCGGTAGTCATTTAGGAATACGCCAAGAACGGTGTTAATTCGAGACCAAAGCTTCTCGCTGTTGTTCTCAAACACTGCAAACTGTAGTAGGTCGTTAAGACGCTTCTCAATGTAAATCAAGCTGCGACGCATGTTTACATACTTGTTTGCGGTACCATCCTGCTTGGTAGTACGGCCACCCATAACAACAACACCAGCACCTGGGATGTTACGGATAGCGTTAACTACGTTCTTACCGACGCTGATTCCTGCTGCTGTAACACCAGTGTTTAGGACATCAAGGTCAGTAGGACTAAAGGCGCGCTCAAGAGCAACTGCATCCTGAAGCCTTGCGTCAATACCTGCTGGAGCTTTGAAAGGACCAACTTTAACGTCAGTTGCTAGGTAAAGTCCTGCAACACCACCAGAAGGGCCAATCAAACGAACTGCTGCACTTGAGTGACCTAGTGGGTCTTTAATGTAGAAGTTCGGGTAGTAAACAGCAATAGTGCTGCTATTGGTAAGGTCACCAGAAGCAGCAACAGCTTGGTCAGGAGTTAGGCCTGCAACAGTCTCAACAACAACGTAGTCCTTCTTGGTGAAGCTTGCAAAGTCGTTTAGCATGTTGTAGATAACCTTGGTTGAAGTCCAACCATCAGAAAGACGAACGTCTGCATCTGGAATAAAGAACACCAATGGCTGTGAGATAGTTGCAAATTCATTGAACACAGAGCAGTTAGTGTACACAGGGCTTGCTGGAACTGCACCGCTAGTACCAGTGGTGTCACCAGTATAGTCAGCGTAGGTCAAAGTAACCTCTGGGTCTGGAGCTCCAGCTAGAGGGATAAAGCTGTACGACGGGATGCACCATGAGGCATTGTTAGTTGAGTAAGTTACTACTGGGCTAATTGCTGCTCCAGTAGATGCATCGTACTCAGTAACTGCGCCTTCAAGAACCTTAATGTAAGTAGAGCCAAAATCAAGAACAGTCTTGATGTAGTCACTTGAGTTTACGTCGTTGAATACGATTCCGTTGAACTGCTCAACAAGAACGTCATCTCCAGCATTTGCTTGAGTAAACGTTCCTGATACATAGTCATTTGTACCAGCTTCTAGGTAGACGCTTAGGTCAAAATAACCTGTCTGACGAACAGCTTTAGATTCGCTAAACTTCAGACGGATAGAGTTACCATCAATACCGCGGTGCTTTGCAGCAATTGTTGCAAGAGTAACAGCTGCGCTGTGACCTGTCACAATCTGGGTAGGGATAGTAGCTTTAGCAACAGCCTTAGCAGCGGTAGGGAGGACACGCTTCACATAAAGCTCAGTTCCACCATTGATGAAGAACGAAGCTACTGAGAACGTAGCAGGGTATTTAGAACTGTATCCGCCAAACTTCTGTTGGAAGTCGTACCACGAGGTCACGCGGGTTACAGTGTCAGGACCCATTGGAAACGCAGCAATACATGCTCCAGCAGCGTTAGCAACGCTGGCAGTATCAATCGGTGCTGCGGAAAGCGGGAGTTCATTAATATAAACTCCAGGGCGACTATATGTAGTCATTTAGGTTTCTCCTAACTAGGGGTTAATGTTTCAGGGGGTTCCAAATGGTTACGAAATGTTAAAAGACCTAGGGGCGACCATGTCGTCTGGCACAGGCCAGTCAGTTAAGTCCCCAGGGTTGTTTACGTGGACGGACGATACAGGTTTGTATGAACGGTAGACACCCTGCACTACCTCAGAAGAGATGCGTACAGTGATGGCATTTATGAACAAGCGCTTTGCCTGCTCAGTAGTGTCGCGTTTAACGACACTCATGACGTCTAGTCGTCTCATAGTGGTTATTGGATTCCCAAGGGAATCTACTAAACCAGTTGGGATTTCTAGAGCGCCAAATCTCATTGGTAGTTTCTTGATAGTAAGGTCTGCCAAGATTGCTCTGTCGTGGCGAGGCTGACGAGCATAACTAGTGATTTGGTAATCAATGTAGACAGGAATAGGAATATCTACTTCAAAGTTTTTCCCTGCCTCTAAGTCTGCAGGCTTTAAATAGTCAGGACTGACTAGGCCACGCATCTCACGCTGCATATCCCTTTGCATATCAATCATGTCAATTGTTATGTAAGGGTAAGCCTGGTTTCTAATTTCCTGGTCAGGCTGTCCAAAAAATACGCCAACTTGACGTGGAGCATCATCTGCTGTTGCTCGTTGGTCGTAAACTACAATGCCCTGTAAACGCTGGCGAAGAGCGTTATCTTCATCAATAATGAAAGTCATTTAACTTCCTTCTTAAATATAACTACAAACTCTTTACCAGCCATGTCGTTTAAATTGCCAAACCTACGAACAGTTCCTTTAGGAGTGCTGCTACCATCTCCATACTCATAGGCAAATGCCTTATCTTTAACGCTCTCGTTTACGCTAAAGTAGTATCGTTTGTCTTTGTAAGTTACTTTAAGCCCTTTAGCTACGCGAGGCTCCCAGCCATCAGCAATAGCGTACTGCACTAACGTTCTCGTCAAACGAGGGGCTAGTTTAATCGCGGCAGATTTAATCGCTTTAGAAAAAAGGTCCACTACTTCTTCTTACCTGTATGGGATTGCGGCTTCTCAAATTTATTATTTACATAGCCTGAACTGAGCATACCAAACAGGGACTCTTGAGCATTATTTGGGCGGTACCCACTAATGCCCTTTTTGAACTCAGCTAATTCACTGAAGGAAAGAAAGTCATTGACTCTTTTCCACCAGGGAGTAAACTCTGGAGAAGACATCGCAAAATCCTTTACAGGCGCAGACTACGTAGTGTAGGCGGGTTTCGCACGAAATCCCACAACTCTAGGATAAGGATTAATTGAGATTATTAAAGGCTAAACGTATTTATTAGCGTAGTCATTGTTGGTATGAGTCTTCAAAGAATGACAGTTGTGGCATAGAGTTTGATAGTTGCTGGGGTCGTTGTTATTCTTATCCCCGTCTATATGGTCAACACAGAGCTGTACAGAGTGTTCTGGTACAAACCCACACCATTCACACACCTCTCCTTTATGGAACGACCAGGGGCGTGTGGTGGCTATTTGGCTCTTCTTGTAGGCATCCTTACATCTGAAGTATGGCGTACCATCAGGCTTAGTGTTGCCGCTAGCACGAATATACACGCCAATACCACACAGAGAACAGTCCCCTGTAAGTTCGTCCATATTAATGTTCAGAATTTTGTGCTGCATACTCATGCTCCTAGGATAGCAGAAAGACCTCCCCTTATCCAGGGAAGGCCTTTCTGTTAAAACTTACTTCTGTAACTTCAAAACTGCTACGTTGCTGCTAGCGCTTGAGATAGCGTACAACTGTAGGCCTGTATCTAAATTGGTTAGCTGAAGAGATGCTCCAGCAGCAAGCTTATAACCATAAGCTGTTGAGGTAACACCAGAACCACCTAGGTAAACTGTAGCTGAACCATCTACGTTCTGGATAACCAAATCCATACCGTTCCAGCTAGTTCCTTGGGTACCGCTCACTGGGTGAGTGGTGTTTGTAAAAGAGTTTAATAGTACAGCAGTGCTGCTATTAAGCGCAGTAAGCGCGTGAACTACAGATGACATTACTTCTTCTTTCCTTTAATACGGGCTGCTAGAGCTTTATCCTTCTTAATGTCTTCCTTCTTAGAAGGCTTCTTAGCGTCCATTTTCTTGTCAGCCGCTTCAAACTTCTTCTTTTGAGCTGGAGTCATGCCTTTTTCAGCTTTTTTGTCCTGCTTTTCATCTTTCTTGGAACCAATCCAAGGTGGCATCTTTTTAGCCATTAGTTTCCTTCTTTCCACAACCGCAGTTGTCGCATGTGCAATCTGACATTACTTAGTATCCTTTACTCCATAATTTTTTTTGGTGTTCATAGGCTTAACTATTTTAGCCTTTGGAACCTTACCAGCGTTATGCTGCTTTACGGCTTCCTTGCCTTCAGCTAATCGCTTAGGCTTTTTGTTGGAAGTAACTGCAATTTTTATCTTAGCCATTACTTGCCTTTCTTAGCCTTTAAACGCTTAGACATTGCTGCTGCTTTCTTCTTGGCGTCAGCCTTCGAAGAAGCGCCCCAGGCCTGTAACGACAACAGCAGTCTCGTAGGTTCACCATTAGGCTTGTGTTCTGGACCTGGGGCTCCTCCCATTCTAGCAAGAAATGATGCTCGACGAGGATTATCCCCAGATTTAACTGGAGCTTTTAGATGAGCACCGTGACTCTTGTTATACGACGAACGGCCTTTGGCGTTCAAGCCACCTTTTGGATTCTGACCTTCTTTTTTGGTCCATGCTTCACTTGCCATTTTTCTTCGCTTTCTTGGCTATTGCCATATTGTCTACGAGGTTAGGATAAGGACGACCAGCGGCTTTAGCTCTAGCTTTAGCAGCAGACTCTTGCTTAGAGTTTAAGTCCTTGTGTTTTTTCTTTGGGTTCTTTTTATCCCAAACTTCTTTAGCCATTATTTATTACGGCCCTTAGCAGCCATGGTATGCATTTTCTTGGAGCCGTACTTCTTAGCCCCAATAGCTGCAGCAATTTTTTTAGCGGCTTCAGGGCTCTTACCCTGCTTTTCAATTTTAGTTTCTAGGGACTTGAAGCGAGCTCCACTACCTAGCTTAGGTTTCTTTGCCATTATTTACCTGCTCTTCTTTTGTTTTCTTTTCCAACATTTTTCTTGTGGCTCATTGCCTGCAAGTTTGACATAGAGTCATGACCATCACGACCTCCGTTGTCTTTGTGGTCAACGTCTGTATCACGGTCTAGTTTGCCGTGCTTTCCTTCATAGTCAGCACGAGCTTTATTCTTAGAAGTAGTGTGCCACTTACCGTCTTTTCCTTTAGTCTTGTAAACATAGATAGGACGGCCCCCATTGGCTGCTGAGCCTTTATATGGACCAAACTTTTTAGTTTCAGCCATTATTAACTGCGTCCTTCTCTAAAAGCCCTAGCCCTATCAGCAAGGGTATTAAGTCCTCGTCTAGCAGCTCTGGCAGCATCTCCACCGACCTCAACAGCTCTTTGTCCTGCTTGAGTACCTACTTCTACAGCCTTGTGGCCTACTGCAGTTCCAACTTCAACTGCTTTATGCCCTACATCAGAAGCTACTTCTTTAACTTTTGCCTGAACCTCAGGGTTCTTTGCAATTTCAATTCCTTTGTTAACTACTGCTTCAGTAGCCATTTCTACTGGCTTCTTTAAAACAGTTCCAACAAGTGGATGAGCTATTTGAAGAGCACCACTTACTACCTTACCTGCAGCAGCACCAGGGTTATCTGAGGTAGCAACTTCATGAACGGCTTTTGCAGTTCTTCCAATTTTACGAAGGTTCAATTAGAACTCCATTCTGTAGGGCCAAACTGCTCCTCATGCTTGGCTTTCAATTCGGCAATCTTACCCTCTACTTGAGTCTGCCTAGCAGCAGCTACTTTTGGGTTAGGACCCTTTGCTGCACGGTCTTGAGCAGCTTTAATAGCCCCACCATTAGGATGGGACACAGGTTTTAACGTCATTTTAGTTCTAGCCATTATTTACTTTTCATGTTCTTCATACGAGGAAGCTTGGCAGGGATAACTCCCTTGCTTTTTTCCTTTACAATCTTAGGGGCTCGAGTGTTACGGTCCTTAGGATTCTTTTCATTAATGATTGGTTTACGTGCCATTAGTTTCCTGCCATAACTACCCAGTTAGTTCCGTTACTAACTAAGGTTGTCCATTTACCCGCAGTGTTTGCCGAGAAGATAGCAGTAGCAGCAGTTGATGTGGCAAGTGGAACCACGTTGCTAGAAGCAGAGGTTACTGCTCCAGTGTTAATAGTCTTTACATTCAATACACGACCAGTATAGGAAGATGCGGCTGGCAGTGTGACTGCGATAGCCGAAGCAGAGTTAAATATAATAAATGTGTCGGAATCAACCACAGCGTAAGTTGCCGCTGTAATCGGAGTAGTGACCGCAGCAACGGCATACTTTCTGTAAGAGGTTACGCTAAGAATAGGCGCAGCAACTGTTCCAGTAAATGTTGCACCTGTAGTATCTACCAAAGTTTTTGATGATGGAATAGTAGTTCCGTTTACAGTAGCAACGTTAGGCAATGAAGTGATGCCAGTTGGTAGGGAAGTAGCACCAGTAGTTACTAAAGTTGAACTAGAAGGAATAGTAGTTCCATTGATACTAGTAGCTGTAGCAACACCAAGACTTGGGGTAGTAAACGTAGGAGATAACAAGTTTGCTTTCAAATCTAAAGCAGTCTGTTGTGCAGTAGAAACTGGTTTTGCTGTGTCAGCAGTGTTATCTACGTTGCCAAGGCCCACCATTGCTTTAGTAACACCCCCAACAGTCCCAGTAAATGTTGGAGATGCGATAGGGGCTTTAGTGGCTACGGAAGTAGTTAGCGTAGTGGTATTATCGTCTAGGTAATCAAGCGCGGTATTTAGGGTAGTGCCCCAAGCGGTTTGTCCTACTGTAGGTTTAACAAGTGCCATTATTACTCTCCGTACGGGTCAGAGCCATAGCTGCCAGAGCCATAGCCAATAGTTCTTACGTCTGCTTTTGAAGGGCTAGCATACGCAAGAAACTGTGGGTCATTAACAAGCTCTTCTGGGTTAATCTGGTTAAAGTCAATAGTGATAACTGACCAGCGATAACCAAAAGAACCTCTTGGAAGAACACGTGTAGGAACAAACAGTTCTCCTCTATAAAGAATTCTATCCTTAATGTGGCTGCTTGGGTTGTTAATTAAATCTGGAAGCATACGTTCTGCATCACCTATATTTATGATAATTCGTAAGGTGTCTGTTACGTAGTAACCACGTTCATTCATTACGTTAGTTGAACGAATAAGCTGAGCCATAACTACAGGCATTTTAAAGGGAAGCATCCATCTACGGCCTTTACCAGCTACTGCGCTAGAAGTGTCATACACGTCATCTACAATATCGGTATAGTTAGCAGCTAGATAGTAATCCTGCCAACGAAACCAGTCCACCTCAACTCCTACAGTGCCACCAAGGTCCTCAGAAATAGACTCATACATAGACTTACTTTCGTAATCCATGTTGAACCTGCCCATTAGTTTAGCTCCACGCATAGTTGCCTTTCTATAGGGACGAAGCCCAGGTAGTGCCGTTAGTAGTAGTTTTTACTGTGGCAAGTACAGGAGAATTAGAGCTGTTAAATACATAAACATTACATCGCTGCCATGTCCCACTTACGTTAACCCATACTTTTCCAGGTACAGGGGCAGCCACAGTTCCAGAGAATGCTTGAGAAATAGAGCCATAAATGTTAGTAGCAGTAATAGTAAAGCTGTAAGATTGACCGTTTGTAGTTGGAGTTCCTGTCACAGCACCAGTAGAGGTGTTGAGTGAAATACCCGTAGGAAGTGAGCCAGCAGATAAACTATACGCTCCACTGTAACTCATGTACGTGGCAACTACCCCATCGCTATATGCAACAAGCTGTTGGAATCCAGCAAGAACATTATCGCTCCATGTAGGAGGATATGTAGGAGCTATGTAGTTATAAGTAGTATAGGAAACACTTGTTCCTAAAGTAGCTGTAGTTCCTGCAGTAGGAGATTGAGAAGCAACAGTTCCATTGTTTACTGAAGTAGCCCCAGAGGTAGTAGTGGTTACTGTGCCTACAACAAACCCAGCAGAAATAATCGTGGTGTTAGCAGTCCCAGAAGAAAGAGAAACAACGTTAGGAACAGAAGCAGTAGTAGCGGGAGTAGTAATGCTTGCACTAGCTGAAGACATTATTCCTGTATCAGTTGTTACAGCTGCCACATATGTGTATGCTGCTCTAGTAACAGAGGTAAGAGCTCCTACACGAAATTTATAAGATGTACTGGGGGCTACGCTAACTGAAACTGCATTTGTTGAGTTAGTTCCTGTATCGGCGTTTAGATAAGACCAGGTACTTCCACCATCAGTTGACCCCTGAATGGCATACCCATTAATAGTTCCACCACCGTTATCCGTTGGAGCAGTCCAGCTTAAAGTAGCTGAAGTTGCGCTGTAACTATTTACAGTAACCCCTGTAGGAGCATTAGGAAAAGTAACAATACTTACATCTGCTTGGAGGTCACCCGTCCAGTTGGTTCCATTGGCGTCTGAGATAGCTCCTGTGCCTGTACGGTTAAAGTTGTAGATACCAGTAAAGCCACCTGTTGCACCATACCTAATAGTACTTCCAGCTGTATACCACGGTCTGTCTGATGTAGTTGAAAATTGTGCACCATTAGACGCTGTTACAGCTGGGCTAGGTCCTACAAATACTTGAAACCCTGAAGGGTAGGTTCCCGTGCGAAGTCCTAGAGTAATGTTTTGAATACGTACGTATTTTTGTCCATCAGCATTGGCTGGGGTAGTTGAGTTATTAGGAATAACTTGACCAGAAACACAAATAAGTGGTGGATAGCCAGAGAATCCCGAACCACCCACACCACCAAAGGATAGGGTCTGTGCGGACATTAGGCGGTCTGAATCCAGATATCGCCAGAGACACCAGTAGGCTGAGTACTCTGAACATAGATAGTACGCTCTACAGAGCTAGCAAGAACCTTAGATGCAGTTCCAGCAGGTGCAAAAGATAGTGATGCCCAAGTAGTTGTGCCATCACCAATTTTAAATTTGCCTTTGTTAGTGCCTGAATTGACGTAGCCAATCTCGCCATCACCCAATACTTTACCTGCCCAGTTAGCTTCGGTGTCGCGACGGTGGTAAATCCTAGTTTCTACGGCCATAATAATCTCCTAAAGTCTTCTCTTTTATTGTAAAGGTTTATTTAGCCTAGCGGAGCGCTAAACTTACCAGCTTCAGCATCCCATTTGTAGCCAATACCAGCGACATCAGTTTCTTCAGTAATTTCTACTGCATCACCTACAATTTCTGTTACTGATTCTAAATCAGTACCAACTACAATGTTTGACACTACTCCACCTTGTGAATTTACTACTGCATAATTAGGCATTTTTTCTCCTTACCAAAATAATAATACACAACCATCTCCACCTTTTCCATAACTAGAGGCTCCACCTCCACCGCCAAGACCACCATTGGAACCAATACCTGGTCCGAGCAAACCTCCACCACCGCCACCAATACCTACTGTTTGGTCACCTGCTGCTCCAGGATAAATACCATTTCCTCCATTTCCACCAATTGCCACATTGCCTGAAACAAAAGACCTTCCAGCAGAACCACCGCCTCCTCCTATAAGCCCGCTTCCCCCATTTCCCGCAGTTATTGTGGAACTAGACGCTGATTCAGTAGCGGCACCTCCACCACCACCTGAAATACCATCACTACCATTTGAGGCAACGGCATTTAAACCTACTGCTGCCGCACCTCCTGCTCCGCTTCGGTTGTAATACAATGTTGTTGAAGTACCTCCCGATAAAGCCGCTGGGGTAGCGTTTACACCTCCACCACCAGCACCTGCTCCAGTAGCATTTTTTCCAGCAGTTAACCCACCCCCAGCACCCCCACCGTTTGCAGATAATCCTCCATAATGACTTCTACCACCATTAATAGAGTCATTAGTAATTAAATCTTGAGAACCGCCTAATCCAACTACAGCATAATTTGATGCTAATACATATCCCATAGAGATGCCTCCACCACCTCCGCCGCCAGTAATTGCTTGACCTGCTGCTCCTGTGTTAGTTGCAGCAGAGCCTCCACCACCACCTACTACAACGGCAAAAACATGAGTAATGTCAGAAGGTATATCGACGTATCCAGTTGTAAGTATTGTTCTTTGCAAAGTTAATCCAGAAGGAACAAAGCCAAATTTTTTATTTGTTAGCATATAACCCTACCAATATAAAAATACAGCACCTTGACCACCATTTCCACCAACTGAACTGGTACCAGCGCTTCCTCCGCCGCCACCGCCGCCAATTCCTCCAACACCACCTGTGCTAAGCCTAACTCCTCCACTGTTTTGGTCATATGAAATTATCCAGTTGCTAACTGTTCCAGAGCCAGCCCAAGCAGTCATATTTGTTGATGAAACTGTTACAGAACTGTTAGTAGTTAAAGTTGAAATCACTCCTTGTATATAAGTATTAGGGTCTGTTGCCGAACTTGCTATAATTCCACAACCTGTTACAAATCCTTTAGTATCAGTTACGCTCCATGTTCTAGATGACGCTGCTGCTGTGGGAATTGTCAAAGATGTTGTTGAAGTTAGATTGCTTAAATCTTTTGGAGAAGTTCCTGTACTAACAGCACCTCCACCACCACCGCCACCAGCAATCATTTGCGTTATTCCATAAATAGGACCAAGACCAGATGCTCCATAGTAAATACCATTTCCTCCATTTCCACCAGTTACTTCTGAGTTTCCAGTAGAAAAACAAGCCCCACCGCCCCCGCCAGCAATCCCATTCCCTCCATTACCTGCTACTAAATTAGATTGGTCATTTGTATAAATGCCACCGCCGCCGCCGCCACTAGAGCCTGGTTCTCCAGGATTTCCAGTATATATAAAAGATACTTGACCAGTTACTCCAGCACCGCCAGCACCGCCAATAGTATTACCTATAATAGTTCCTGCAATTGATGCACCAGGCGCTGTAGAAGTGCTGCCAGAACCACCAGAGGCAGAACCATTTGAACCTGCTCCTCCTGTGGTTGCAGCAGAGCCGCCGCCGCCACCTCCAGAAGCATAGAACTGACTGTATAAAGTGGCTCCCCCTGACCCGCCTCTTGCTATTGTAGCACCAATACCACCAGCACCAATAATTGCATAGTTGGAGACTAAAGTCCAACCCTCAACTACTGCTCCTGCACCGCCCCCAGCAGTGCCTCCAGTTGCTGTTGAACCTCCCGCACCCCCTCCACCAATTACAACTGCATAAACTAATGTGACATTTGAGGGTATATCAATATAGCCAGTTTGTAAAACTGTTCGTTGTAATTTTAAAGTTCGGCTAGGTTTTCCAAAACCAATAAGATTACCTGTATTCATAATGACCTACCAATACAGGAGAACAATACCTTGTCCTCCAGCTCCTCCAGCAGTTGAAGTAGTTCCTACTCCACCGCCACCACCGCCACCGATGCCTCCTGCACCACCTGCGGTTGTAGTTGGTGAAACTCCAGGTCCGTAAACCCCCCCGCCACCACCTCCAGAAGCACCTGTACCAGTTACAACTCTTCCAGCACCACCTGGGTAAATTCCGTTACCACCAGCACCTCCAGTAAGTGTAGAACTTGTAGAGTTGTATGCTCCACCTCCACCACCTCCAGCAAGTCCAAAACCCCCCGCTCCACCAATTAGTGAGGCAGATGCGGTTGCAGTGACTGCACTGCCACCTCCACCTGATGCTCCTGTTTCACCGTTACCTGGGGTTCCAGCAGCAGTTGCTGCTGCTCCTACACCACCACCGTAGTTATATGCAAGAAATGCTCCAGCAATTGCTGCTCCAGCAACAGTAGTGCTTGCTGCAGGGGCACCTGCTCCAGCACCATTTGTTCCTGCCACTCCTGCTGTGGAAGTTGCATAGCCACCTCCAGAACCACCTTGTGCTGTAAAAATACTGTAAGTAGTTGTTCCACCAGTACCGCCTTTTGCTGCTGAAGTAGCAGTTCCTCCAGCACCAATTACAGCGGAGTTTACGGCTAAAGTCCAACCTTGGATTACGGCTCCTGCTCCGCCACCTCCTGAAGCACCTGTTGTAGTGGAGTTACCACCACCTGCTCCGCC